ATGCATCAACATCGTCGGCGCCAGCTTGGCCAGGGCATGACGGAGTACATGCCGGTTTTGGAGACCCGCATATTTATTGGCTTTGCGGGGTGGTGGTGTCTAAAAATCCAATCGGTGTCTAAAACCGACTGTCCAAAACTGGATGCCTATCCAGCCTTCTTCCGGGGGCTGGCCACGACCTTGGCGCTCCTATCGCGCAGGTAGATTCTTGTCGTCCGCCGGTCGGTGTGGCCGAGCAGGGCAGTGGGGTCGATGCCCTGGCGCTCCGCCTCGGTGCCCGCCATGGCGCGCAGGTCGTGCAGGGTGACGTTCTCGACGCCGGCCCTCTCGGCGGCCAACTTGAATGCCCGCCAGACGTTCGTATGGGCCCGTAGGCGCCCGCGGCGGCCGGCGAGGATGTAGGTCATGGCCTGAACCTGTCCGACGGTCTTCTTGGCTCGCTCCACCGCTTCCCGCAGCTCGGGCGTCCAACCGACGATCAGCTTCTTCCCGGTCTTCTGCTGCTCGATGAAGACGCCTTCCTCCTGAAGGTGGCCCCGCTCGATCTTCAGCACGTCGCCGATCCGCTGGCCCGTCAGGTAGCAGAGGTCCATGACGCACTGCAGCCAGGGGGCGGCATGCTGGTAGATGGCAGCGAACTCCCGGTCCGAGATTAGCCGCTCGCGCGCGGTCTGCTTGAAGCGCTGGACGCTGACGGTCGGATCGGCCTGCACCAGCTCCCGGTCCAGGGCCCAGCGAAAGACCAGGCGCAGGACGGTCAACATGCGATTGGCGATAGCCTGCCGGTCCTTGAATCCGTCCATCATCTGGACGATATCGCCGTGCCTGACCTGCTCGGGCCGGAAGTCGGCGAACACCTCCTTGAGCAGTTGGGCGCAGTATTGGTACTGCTTGACGGTCGCGGGGGCGCGGCCCTCCGTGACTGCCGGCAGCGCCTTGTCGATGAGGGCGACCATGCCATCGGTCGGCGCGGCGACCAGGCGGGCGTACTCCTGCAGGGCGCCGTGCAGGTCACTTTCCGAGCCCAGGCGCTGCCATTTCCCCTTCTTAACGAGCCACAAGGCGCCGTGCTTGCGGTATACGCACGGAGGGAGGTGTCGGTCCTTGGTTCTTGTTCGCATAGCCCAATGCGGCTTCCATGGCGGCGCGCAGCACTACGGGGGTGCCATCCGGCCGGATCTTGAAGGGAATGCCCAGCTGCTTCAGGGCGTCACATTGTGCCCCTTTCCGCGACCGGTGCGTCAATTCGGTGATTTCCTCGGGGGTCAGGGTGATCATGGGGCCTCCCTGGGAACCCGAGCGCCGCCGGCCGCCACCGACTCGCCGTGGACCAGCCCTTCCTGGCCGGAGGCGACTTCCTGCCCCGCGGCCTGGGTGGGTCCACCTTCCAGCCCACGGGCGCGCGCGTAGGCATTGCCGGCGGCCGTGAGCCGGTAGCGGCCGTCGTGACACCGTTCGACCAGGCCGGTGCTGACCAGGGCGGCGAGTTCTTTGGAGATGTCAGGCATGGCCATCTCCCAGTGCGGCGGCAGCGCGGCCGTCCAAGCGCCGATAGAGCGCTGACACGCGATCTTCGTTTCTCGGTTCTGCCATGACTGCCGCTACCTTCTGCGCTTGGTGGCCCAGATCGAACAGGTCGGCGGGTAATCCGTCCAGGCCGTCCGCTTCAATGCGTGACTCGCGTACTTGCCATACAGCGGCAGCCAGCGAACGCAGTGCATCGGCGAACTCGCGCGCGCGCCGGTTCTCGCGCTGCAATTCCCGGTCGAGCAGAAAGATTTCGCCGCGCATGCGCTCGAGGTCCGTAGTGGAGGGCGGGCATTTACAGAAACTCGGCCAGCAACGCCAGCAGTTGCCTGCGAAAATCGATGGCGCCGCCAACTCCAGCAGGTGCTTATCGGTTTCCATTGCTGGCTCCCATATGGTCGTACACGTAGCGCCGCATCTCGGCATCCACGACCTCCGCCTTACCAGGGTTGAGCCGATTCCAATGCTCATCCCCGATGACATACGGCTCGCTTTCTCCGTCCACGACGACGCGCTCTGGGTGCTTACCGTTTGAGCGGTACCATTCGACCTCCAGGGCTTGCCATTTATTCATGGCCATCCCCTTCGGCACGCTGGGCGCGGGCGGCGCGCACATACTCCACGGCATCGTCCTGGTCGATGTCTGGGGCTGGCGACGGGCAATCGCACCACACAACACCTTCGCCAGTTTCAATGAGGTAGATGCGCTCTGGTGCCCATGATGGAATCGCCGCATCGCCCCCGCCCTGCTGCCGGGCCAGGGCCGCGCGGGCCTGCCAAGCCTCCCAGCGTCCTATTGTGCTGCCCTGGCCCATATCCGGCTTGCGGCCATAGCGGTCAACGTACCAAGCCTTGAAAGCCGCCCGCTCATCTCCCTGCGCAGCCGGTGCGGTGGTGGGTATAGGCTCATCCTGGTAGGCCCAATGCGTGGGGTCTTCGATGCCGTTGTTGCTGACCCAGGTATAGCCGTTGATGTGCTGCATTTCCCAGCTTTCCTCCCAGTATTCCCAACTGCCGTCAAAGTCCAACTCAACCAACCGCCCCTCGGCGTCGAATCTAGCCAAATACAGAGGCCGCTTGTTGTTCTTCGGCGCCGTCTCGATATCCCTCCACCCGGCCGGCTGCTGGGGCTGGCCGAATAGCTCCACAACCGGATACCCAGCTTCCCGCCATGCATCAGCGATAGCCTTGTCCTCGGTGATGGGAGGGCATACCGACTTGTGCGTGGTCTTCCAGGCGATTGCTTTGGGCTCTTCCCACGCATCGAAGTACCGCCGCAGATCATCCGCGACTGCCTGCGGATCGCAGATATACCAACCAGGCAGGACGGTGCGGATTAGGTGCTCTACGTCGATCTTGGGCTGCTGGGGCTGGGCTAGAGCAGTAACCGCCGTCCACATCATGTGTGCAGTCGGGTCGTTGTAGCTGCGATCCGGCATATTGCGGTCAAGACGGCCATGGTAGTTATCGCGAAACCACGCTTCGAATCGCTCGCGCAGGGCTGCGGTATGGTCTTGGGTGGTCATGCTGCGTCCTTCATGAAGGTGATCCAGTGGGTGTCCACGCGCTTGCCGGACTTGTGCCCAAAGAGAGGCCTCGCGCCGGCCAACGGCAGAATGCGGCTCACCGGGATCTGTGTTTCGTTCCATTTGAAGATCAGCAGGCCTTCGGACTTGAGCACGCGGAAACACTCGGCGAAGCCCCGGCGAAGATCGTCCTGCCAGTCCTCGCCCAGCATCCCGTATTTGGCCCGCAGCCAGCTGTCGTGGCCGGCGCGGCGCAGGTGCGGCGGATCGAACACGACCAGGCGGAAGGACTCGTCGGCAAACGGCATCGCGCGGAAGTCCATGTTCAGGTCGGGCGTGATGTTGAACACGCGGCCGTCGCACAGCGTGTGCTGCTCGCTGCGGATGTCGCCGAACAGCACGCCTTGGTGCTGAGGATCAAACCAAAAGCTTCGGCCGCCGCAGCAGGGATCCAGGATGGTCGCAGCCACGCTCAATCCTCCTGCTGGCCCGGGATGGGGTAATCGCGCCAAGGCTTCTGGTGCCGCCTGCGGCTGTTGCGACTCATCTGTGACAATCGCACGCCACGGGGATACGATTGGTGAAACAGTGGAGCCCTGCCATGAACCACTACGAGATGGAATACCGCGGATACTTCTTGGAAGTGCGGCTGCATCAGCGCTTGCCGGGCGACGGAGCCCCTGGATGCTGGGCAGAGGTCCGCGTAAGCGTCGGTCCCGCCGGGACGCTGGTCTGCCAATGGACGACAGTGGACGGCTCCGCAGAAACCTTCGCTTCGGCCGATGATGCGTTGCGGGAAGGGATGATGCGAGGTATCGCCCACGTCGATGCCCTGGTCGATCGGTAGGGGCTTGCCGCTGTTGCGGCTCATGGCCGGGGAGCAGTACGATGCCGCGTCGCCACGAGGAGAACGGAACTTGGAGCCGCTTCGTATCGCTTTGACTTCAATCCCGGCTGAGGGGTTTTGGGACACATGGATAAAACCACTGCTCGACCTGCTCACGGCCGTAGGGACGGTTGGTGCGGTACTTGCTGCGGTTTGCCTGGCGAAGAGCGCGCGTGCATCGCGTGAACGTGAACAGCGCCTGCGCGCGGAATTGGCTGAGGCGCAGATACTGCCGGAACTCCGGTCGGTGCATCGAACCATTGGCCATGTCGCCGTGGTCGCCAGGGCAATAGCGGAGCAGAGCGATGGGGACAAGTTCAGGGATAGCACTCGAAAGGTGTTGTTGGAGCTCCGTCGAGGACTATCGCTGGAAGCGTCGACGCAGCTTCTGCGGGACTTCGCGCCAAAGGAACAGAGCAGCCGACGGCTCGCGGGGGTGGTCGGCCAGCTTCCACGAATACTTCGCTTCGTGGATGCCTTGACGACAATGGACGACGCGCTGCCGAACGGCGCCAATGTCGGCGCGTTCATGCTATTGCAGGAATGCTGCTCTTTCGGCGCCAGCCTGGACAAGCTGCTCGGCAATGATGAGACGAAGTACTTCAGACCCGAGATGCATGAGCCCCTCGCCAAGAAGCTGGGCATTGTCGAATGACCTGCGTAGGAGCTGGCAGTACTGGGATTGCGCATGGCTACGCCGCCTCCGCCATTTTCACCACGCCGCGGTACGGAACCCACGTCATAACAGGCAGACCCCGCTTGTTGAGAACGACCGAGCCGGAGCTGTCCACCTTCTCTCCGCGCACCATGATTCGGCAACGCTTCGCGCAGCAAGTACGCTTCGCCGGCGCGATCCACTCGTCCGCGAACTGAGGTGCATCGAAGGCCGGCGACACCTGACGGACGTTCCCGTGCTCCAGGATGTCCTCCGCCTTCTCTGCGATCCACGCCTCCCACTTTGCGGGTGTCATGGAATCGCGCTCTTCACGGGTAAACGCATGCTTATCCGCGGCGTCGCGCGCTAGGCGCTTCGCCAAAGCTTCAGTCATGCCGAACACACAAAATCCGCTCATCTCGTTCTCCTAGAACGGAACGCCGTCAAATTCCCAACCCTCGCAGCCGGCCTCGATCACGTCAGCCGGCGGTGCCTCGCCGAACTGGCCGCAGCGCGTGCCGTCGAAGTGTTGGCACGTCCTGCAGGCGACCGTGATCGCGTTAAGCCGCGAGAGCATCTGGTTCAGCGCCTCTTTCTGGGCCGCCAGTTGAATTCCATTCATACGAAACAATCTCCGGAAACTTCGCGGTCTCGTTGACGACGATGGCCGATGGCCGGCGCAATTCGAAGCCGGTATCGATCCACTCAAGCGCCTGGTCGACCGACCCAGGAAGATGGCTGTAGCCGGCGGGTGACCGATCTGAGAACCAAGACCGGGCCTTGGCGAGCGCGTAACCGGAGTGAGACAGGCACACCCATTCGCGCGCCACGCAGCGGTAGCCGGCCCAATACTCCACGCGCAGGGACGGCGGCGAGCCGGCCTTCTCATGCTTGGCGTACTCGACGCGATCGATCTCGTAGCGGTGGATCTTCTGCTTGACCTGGCTGGCCAGCACTGCCGCGTCGCTGACCTTCCGCGCGGATGGCGCTTCTTCCTCGCGCATGACATAGCCGCATTCCGGGCAGACGAGCAGGCTGGCAGGCCGTACTTGGGCGCCGCAGTCATCGCAGACAGCGAAGGGCGCCGTGCCGGGTTGGCTGGATCGCCTGGCGCGCCCGCGGATCTCGTCGATCGGGCCCAGGCGGGCGGTCGTGTCCGAGAAGTCCAGCCATAGGCAGTCCGTTTTGCCGGGTGCGATGCGCAGGCCACGGCCGGCGCCCTGGACGTACAGCACGGGCGACTTGGTCGGCCGCAGCCAGAGGATGCAGTCCACATCCGGGACGTCAAAGCCGGTCGCCAACGCCAGGACCGTCACTAGACAGCGGATCTTGCCGGCACGGAATTGGCCGATCAGGCTTTCGCGGATCGCTTTGGGCGTATCGCCGGTTACCACCTGCGTGACGACGCCCAAGCCGTTCAGAGCGCGCGCAAGCTTCTCGGCGTTGGCTACCGTGGGGCAAAAGGCGATCCATTTCTTCCTGTCCACGGCAATCCGTACCGACTGGCGAGCGGCGGACTCGATATAGGCGTCCACGACCTCCGACAGCTGGTGCAGGTCGTAGTCGCCGGTGGCCTTGGAGACTTCCACGCCACTGGCATCGATCTGTTCCAGGACGTCCACCGGGCGAACCAGGGGTGACAGGTAACCTTCGTCCAACAGCTGGCGCAGCCGAACTTCGGTGGCGATGCCGGTGAAGAGCGGCGCCTTACCGTCGGTGAGCCAGATACCGTTGCCGCGGAACGGCGTGGCCGTGAGGCCCGCCGTCCGGAATTGGCAGTAGCGCGCCAGGTCAGTCAGGAAGGCGCGGTACTGGCCGGCGCCATCCGGAGAGATCAGGTGGCATTCGTCCACCAGGACGCAGCAGATATTGCCCAGAACGTGCGCATTCTTGGCCACCGTACCGATGGTGGCGACGATGACGTCGGCGGTCGGGTCTTTCTTGCCAACGCTGGCGCTGTAATAGCCAATCCGCAGATGCGCGGGGAGGACCGTGGCGAGCTTCTCGGCGTTCTGCTCGGCCAGTTCCTTGGACGGCACGATGACGAGCGTCCGCGGGTGGTATTCCGGCCAGAGCGCGAAGAGCTGGCGGACCAGGTCGGCGATGATGACCGACTTGCCGGCGCCAGTGGGCAGCACGGCAATCGGGATCTGGTCGAGGCCCGGGTGAGTGTCCCACCAGGCCAGCAATTCCTCGATGGCGGTGGATTGATAGTTGCGAAGGGCGAAGGTCACGCGACAACCCTCCCGCCGAAAGCATCGCGCAGCGTGTGCAAAGTTTCGTCGGCGTCATCCAGCGCGCCGATATCTTGCGCGGCGTGGATCTCCAGGCTGCTAAACCCCGCCGGCGGCCTGCCGTTGGTGAATGTGGCGCCAGTCTTCCGATTGCGGTAGCGGATCCAGTTCTCTTCCTGGCTGGCATCTACCTGCTCGCCGACACGCTCCAGTAGGATGGGAATAAAGCGGTGTGCCTGGCAGGCCTGCTTTTGCGCCGGTACGTCCAGCGTGCGGCCGTGCCGCTCGCACTGCCAGCTACCATCGCGCGCCGGCGTCACATGCGCGCAGGTACGGCAGTTAGGTTCGGCGATCTGTGCGCCGTGGCAAATCTCGTGGTGGTCGCACATCTTGCACTGGTACCAAGACGGATCTTCACTGATGCGCGCCGGCGGGTTGGCGGCGAAGATGATCGACTCCGCGCGGTCGACCAGGCGCTTGAACCTGTCCTGCGAAAACTCGACGCGCTCGGTGTAGATCTCGTCGGTGTCTTTGTTCACGGCGAAGTACAAGGCCCGCTCCATGCCGGTCAGGCCCATGTAGGTCATCATCTGTGCGTAGTGCATGGGCTTGGACTTCTCCACGCCATTGTTCTTGAGGTCGGCGAAGGACTTTTCGTTGTGGGTCTTGAACTCGCCCACGTGCCAGGTCTTGGGCGATTCAGGAAGCCCCAGAATGGCCGCGTCCAGGCTGCCGGAGAAATGGCCACCGAAGACTTCGACGCGAAACTGCCGGCCGTCCGGCTCGGCATCGTGGACTTCGCAGCCGATCGCGCGCAGCTCGGCCACAATCCGCGTCTCTTCCCGCTTACCGGTGTCGAAGAGGCGCAGCATCCGGCCGGTGAACTTCTTGCCGTAGGCCCACCGGAACGTGAGCCAGAGATGGCGCGCACAAGGGTGGCCGATCAGGCTGGCCCCCAAGTGCGGCCGATGGCCATCGTCGGCATTGCGCTCGTACCAGGCATAGATTGCCTGAGCCGTGCGAAAGCGAGGATCCTCGATGGCCGCCATGATTACGCCCGCTTCCAGGGGGCGGTACGGGCTGGCGTTTGCTGGGCGGTGATCACGGCGCCGGGGACCGCCTGGGTACCCGATTGCAGCGCTTCGAAGCCCGTCACTTCATTGCGCGGGTCGTAGCCTTCCTGCGTGCGCACCTTGACCCGCATGCGGATGGGCTTGTTGTGCAACTGGCTGGAGTCCTGCAGTTTGATGACACCGGTGGCGTGGCACAGCGCCGAGAGCTGCGCCTGTGCGATTTCCTGCGCCTGGGCGTTTTCGTGCTGCACGTTGAGATTGCCGAACACCTTGCGGCCTTTGTACTCGCCATCCAGCACTTCGAAGGTCAAGGAAAGGCCCATACCCTTGCCGGACTTCAGGGGTTTCAGGTCGCTGTCGACGATCTGCGCCGGATAAACGCCGGCCGGGATGGGAGAGAACGATTGTTGAGGGGCGACCGTGGTCGCGTCGAAGTTAAGAGAGGCCATGATGGCTCCTTGGTTAGGCGGCTTGCGCCGCGGGTTCGGTGGCGTCGGACTGAGGCGCGGGCTGCCCTGAGGCGCGGGCCATCAGCTCGGCATGGAATTCCGGCCAGGACAGCGGCAGCTTTTCCGGCATCTGGTAGCGGTTCTTGGCGATGAAGGCCGGCTTTTCGATTAGGTGCAGCCAGCGCTGGCCGCTGCCAGTCGCGATGTTGCGGGCGCCCTTAAGAGATTTCGGGTCGCCGTCCTTGGACAGGAAGACCTCCGGCGCCGCGTAGCCTATGATGTCGGCTCGCTCGTACACGAGTTGGAAGGCGCGCTTGTGCAACTTGATCTGCGTGCGGTCGTAAGCGGCCATCTCCGGCGGCTCGTGACGCACGATGTCGCTGTGGGCGATCAGGATGGAGCCGACCTTCTTTTCGGCCGCCAGGTAGGCCAGGGCGTCCAGCATCTCGCGCCAGCGGTCCAGGGCGATCACATACGCTTTGCCGTACGGGATCTCTTCCACGTTGCGTTTGCCTTCGTCCTTGGCGACGGCGTCCCAGATGAGCGGTTCAAGTGCGGACAGGGAGTCGATCACGAGCCAGCGGAAGTCGTGTTCCTCCGCGGCGAGAGCGCCGATGGCCTCCATGACCTCACCGAAGCTGGTTGCTATCGGGAAGGCAGTAGCCTCCAGATTGCCCAGCCCATCCTCGGTCCGGATGAAGACACAGTTATCCGCCGAAGCGGCGAAAGTCGTCTTGCCGATGCCGGGACCGCCATGGACGCAGATGATGGGCGGGCGGTCGTTCGCGACGCGCTTGAGCGACGAGAGGTTGATGGCCATGTCAGGCTTCCTTGATGGAGAGGGCGGTTTTCGCCGGGGTGACAGTGATGGCGGGGGCGATCAACGCCCAGGTGCCAGGCTCGTTGGCCCGGAGATACTTCGCGCCGGTTTCGTCCAGCTTCGTTTCGGTCTTGAGCGGGCGCAGGTTCTCGGGGACCTTGTCGCACAGCGCGATCAGCTGGGGCACGTCGGCTTTGTAGGAAAGCTTCCCGGTGATGGTGACCTTGAAGCCTTCCACGTCATGGGTCTGGCTGCCTTCCTGCTTGGCGCCGAGGACGTTGATGATCTGGGCCTCGATGCTCTGGCGATTCGCGGCAGCTTTGGCTTCTTCGGCCTTGGCGGTGAGCCAGGCACGTGCGAGTTCAGCGGTGGTCATGGATTACCTTTGGGCGGTTTTGGCGTGTTCGGCGTCGTACCGGTCCAGCGACGGGCCGAGGACGGCCAGGGCGAAGACGATGGCCGCGGCGTAGAGGAGGGTTTCGCCGTGGATACGGAGGAAGCGGAATGCAGCCTTCATTGCGGGCTCCACGGGTCGGTGTCGCGGTCCAAGCGGGCCAGGCGATCGCCCAGGCGGGCGAGGGCGTAGACGGTCGCGATGGAGATGAGGGCGGCGGACATTTCAGTTACGGCCTTCGCCATCGGCTACGTGCTGCGCCATCGACTTCGCCTCGGCAGCCATCGGGATGTAGTGGGCAGCAGCGCGGGCGATTTGCGCCTGCGACCCGAGATAGGCCAGCTCGAAATGCATCGGCGTGGCGTACCGCTCGGGCGCCTCCGTGATCGTCGGCAGCCCATTCAGGTACCGCGCAATCGTCACCGCATCGCCCTTGAAATGGACCAGGGAGTGGCTGTCGGAAGCCTTGAACGTCACGACACCCGTGCCGCCGGCGTTGATGAGGGCCACCACCGCGGTGGCCTGTTCTTGGGTCAGGATCATGTGGGTCTCCTTTCCGCTACCAGCCGATCACGGCCAGGCCGATCACGAAGATCACGGCCAGCGGGATCGACCAGTAGCGGAGGTTGGTGCGGAGGGCGGGGGACATGGCCGGCTCAGGCGGCGCGCGACTTGGCGCAGCAGGCGTTGCACGCGGCCTGGCCGAAGTAGCGCACCACCTCGGCGACGCGCGGGTCGGCATTGATGCTCGCCAGCTCGCTCAGCGACAGCGGACGGCGGCAGTTGTGGCAGTGGGTCGGCATCCTGTTCTCCTTCGCGTCGGGTGGCGCGTTGGAGAAATTATCAGTCCGACTGATTTATAAATCAACAGTCGGACTAATTTATTTTGTAACCGACGTGGAGGGTGGCCTATGGCCGATCAGATCAGTCTGATTCATACTTCCGTATACGGGCACCCGAACCCGAGAAAGGAACAAGAATGCGTACCGAGCAAATCATTGCCGCCTTGGAGGCGGTGGACGGCGTGTCGATCAAGCCGGCCAAGGACGGAGCAGTGCTGCAGCTTGGCCTGCAGGGCGACCGCGTAACGGCAAAGCTGGCCGAGACTGGCCGGCGGATCGGCGATGTGAAGTCAGCGGAACTGCTACGGCATCTTCGGCATGGCGGCGAAGCCCGCGGCAGGCTGGCTAAGTCGTTGACTGGCTCCATGGTGGTCTGCACCTTGGTCGCCCGGCATTAGCCGCTCCATCAGGCCAGACCACATCGCGCAGAGAATGGCCACGTCTACCACATGCGGGTCTATCTGCACCGCAATCTCGCGCGAGCCGTCCAGCCATTCGAGACGCCGCAGGCCAGTACGGAGGTACGGCCTGGTAAAACCATGGCATCGGATCTTGGCTCTTTGGGTTTCCAACGCTTCCAAGACTAGTTGAGGCGCGGGCAGCGAGTCGCCTCGGATGGACGCAGTGATTAGATAAGGCCACCGTTCCAACAGGATGATCTCCGCCGCGGAGCTTGTCTCTATGCTCATCTATTCGACGCTCGACCCGCCTCCTCATATCTCCTAGGGGCCGGCGCCGAATCATTACATCACTGTGATGGCACGTAGAATAGGCGGAACAGCGCCTGAATACCATCACAGTGCGTCTATTTGATCCATCACTGTGCGGGCAGACTGCCGCGCATGGCACGAGCACGAACGAACGGGATTAGGCTGTGGGATCAGGTGACGCTACGCCTGCCGCCGGGCATGCGCGATCAGATCAACGAGATAGCGGCACAGAACGGGCGGTCGGCGAATGCCGAAATCGTGGCTCGGCTCCAGGCGTCCATGGCGTCAGCGGACACAACGAGCCTTGAGGCTGTGCGCCAAGTCGTGCGAGAGGAGGTGAGGGCGGCGCTGAGCGAAGCGAAGTCTTGATGCAAAAAAGCCCGCGGATTGCGGGCGGCGCTTGCCTTGCAAAACGGCGGCTATTTCAACCAGCCGACAGCACGCAAAACCTCCGGTAGGTGGGGCAGAACCTGCGCCAGGAATATTGCGCCGACTACCCACATGATGATCGCGCTCTTCGCTTCCGCCACGGAAGACTTTACGGCCTCGACGTTGGCTTGCGTCGCATAGTTCGAGCGAATGACAGCCAAGTCTTGCTTGACCTGAATCATTGCGTCTTCGAGGGCTTTCACGCGGCGTTCCATATCACCATTATCCCCGCTGCCTCCTACGGGAGCAATGGGAGGCATCCTTGGTGGCTGTATCCGGCGTCGCGTTTCCTCAATATCCTTGGAGTACGACCGGATTTGGTCAATCAAGTTGTCTGCGTCGGGAGAGGTACTCATTTTTTGATCCGATCCGCGGCCGCCGAAGTTTGATCTAACAGTGTGCTGAGCGCGCTATTGAGTGCGGGGAAGAAGTCAAGATCCGCAGGGGTAATTTCCCCTTTTAGCCTAACGTCAACCGCCTCTGTGATCTTCCTAGTTGCGTCTAGGATAGCTCTTTGCAGTTGAGTAATCGTATCAAGAGCCACACGCTCGCGTTCTTGGGCGGCCTTCCGCTCATCTTCGGCTTCTGACATTTAAATTTCCCTGTGCAAATGCACCACCCGCCCAAGCAGATACGTCCCATCGCCACACGGCACTGGCGGGTAGTGCTTCTGGTCGGCATTGTCTGAGGTCAGCCACCAGCGCCGGTGCTCATATTTCAGCCGTTTCACGGTCAGTTCGCCTTCGTGATTAACGGCCACAATGGCGTCTTTTTCGCGACTTGTGTTGGATGTGTCCACCACGATGACGTCGCCGTTCCTGATGCCTGGCGCCATGCTGTTGCCGTTCACCCTCGTCGCGTAAAGCTTGGAAGGGTCCAGGTCGCGGCGTTCCAGCCAGCCGCGGGGTAGGAACAGCGGTTCCTCCGCGTCTTCCTCGGTGAACTCCACTGAGAATCCTGCGATGCCGGCGGATATCTTGAAGACGACCTGCCGGATCTCGGCGAAGTTGGGGTCGGTGTGGGGGTCGATTTCAGCCGTCTGCTTGGCGCCTGGCAGGACGGCTGCCATTCGCTGAATCTCCTTGGCAAGGTCAGGGCTTATGTCGTGCGGCTTCACGGAGAGCAGCTCGGCAAACTTCAAAACAGCGCTCACGTTAAGCGGTATGCGGCCATTCACATACTGGCTGACCGAACTCTGGCTGCTGAAGCCCAACAGGCCGGCGACGACCTCCTGCGAAGCGAGCTCACCGGCGGCACGGCGTTCATGCTTCCATCGTTCGTAGAGCCGGCGCAAGCGCGCGGCGTCTGCAAGTTGGGCTGGCGTCAGGGGCTGGGCTGGCATGGGCGCAACGATATGAGGACGACTGATATTTAGCAATTAGTCGGACTGTTGACTGATTAAGCAGTCCGACTGATAATGAAGGTATGAACGCCATCCGATCGATCCGAAATCGCCTGGGACTGACGCAGCAGGCACTCGCCCAGGCGCTTGATGTGACCCAGGGGAATGTCTCCCTGTACGAACACGGCCAGGAGATGCCGCCGAAAGTGGCTCGCCGTCTCGTGGCGTTCGCCAATCAAATGGGGACGCGGATCACACTGGATGACGTTTATGCGGTTCAAGAGGCCCAGCAGGAGGCCGCCTGATGTCCGCCCTCCAGGTCCAGATATCCCTGGACACCAGGCCCCTGGTCCGCCAAATCCATGACCTTGCGTGGCTACTTCAATATGTCCCGAAACGCCGCGCGCGCATGTTCTATCGCAAGCTTCTTCGCTTCCTCGCGTGCGGCGACTTCGATCAGCTCCCGGGCGACAAACGATTCGCCGCAGGCGGCACAAGTGATTGTGTCCTCCGGCTTCGCGTCAGGGGGCTGGACGAACTGATCGCCGCTGCACTTCGTGCAGCGAAGCTTCGCGTTGACGCGGATTTCGGACATAAGAGTTCCCCCGGCGTAGATGAGGACGGTGTAGGAGCCCCTGATTCTACGTTCGGTGGGAACCGCGCAGTGCGTGAGATTTCGCGTATTCATGTTGCGTCGCATCGTACCCGCGCAGCTCAACCATAAACACGTTCGGAGCCTGTCCCCAATGAACACTACCGACGCCGCCTACGCCACCGTCCACGATTACCCGGGCGGCAGCGAGTCGCTGGGCCCGCGCGTGGGCGTCTCGCCGGCCGTGTTGCGAAACAAGGTCAACCCCCAGAACGATACGCACCGTCTTGCCTGGGACGAGGCCGTTCGGATATCGGTCGTGACGGGCGACGCGCGCATGCTGGATGCCTTCGCCGCGGAGTTGGGCCGGGTCACCGTGCCGATTCCTGCCGCCGGCGTCTCGGACATGGACGTCCTGGCGGACACGTGTTCGCTCGTGACCCAGGTCGGCCAGTACATGCAGACGATCCATACGGCGCTCTCGGACGGCAAGGTCGACCAAAAGGAGATCAAGGCCATCCGCCAGCAGGCTTTGGAAGCCATGTCGAAGGTGGCGACCCTGGTCGCATGCCTGGAGGGCATGGCCGAATGACACCGCCTGCTAGGACACGCCCGTAATGGCCGCGGTCATACCCCTGCTGCAAGCGCCGACCACGGCGCTGGATTACGCGCTCGCCTATGCCGGCCTTGGGTGGCATGTCTTTCCGGCTTTCGGCATCAAGGACGGCGCCTGCAGCTGCGGGAACCCTGATTGCAAGAATCCCGGCAAGCATCCGATCGGCTGGCTGGCGCGCAAGGGCCAGGATGACGCGACGACCGACGCCGCCAGGATCCACGCGTGGTGGAGCGCGGCGCCGTACGCCAACGTCGCCATCATGCTCAAGCCTTCCGGCTTGGTTGCGATCGACATCGACCCGCGCAACGGCGGCTGGGACTCGATCGACGACCTGGAAGCCAAGCATGGCGGCTTGGTGTCGGATGTGCTGCAGCTGACCGGCGGAGGAGGGGAGCACCGTATCTTCCGCCTGGATCCGGACGAAGGACTGGCGCTACCCGGAAAGCTTGGCGCCGGCGTGGACGTCAAACGCAACGGCTACATCATCGCTGAGCCATCCACCCACATCTCCGGCCGCACCTACCAATGGGAGGCATCCAGCAACCCGCTGGAAGGCGTCATGCCGCCGCCGTTGCCTGACTGGCTGCGGGGCACCTTCGGCGGTGCCGCGGCTCCCCAGACGCTTCCGCCGGCCGAACCGCGCGCCCTCACCGAACAGGACCGCGCCGACCTCCAATCGGCCCTCCAAGCCATCCCCAGCGACGACCGTGAGGACTGGGTCCAGGTCGGCATGGCGCTGCACTCCACCGCGGCGGGCGGCGAAGCCTTCATGCTCTGGGACGCCTGGAGCCAGACATCAGCCAAGTACGACGCCCGCGACTGCACGCGCGTCTGGGCGTCTTTCCGCAACAAGGGGCTGGCCGGGGTTTCGAAAGCGACGATCTTCGCCATGGCGCAAGCGCGCGGCTGGGTGAATGCGCGTCCAACCACTCCCATACCCGCCGCCCAGGTCGTCATCGCGACGCCGGCGCCAGCCGCCGACGCACCGGCGAACCTCCTACATCCGCCCGGCATCCTGGGCGACATGGCCCGCTGGGTGGACGCCACGTCACGCAAGCCGCAGCCCCAGTTCGCCGTCCAGGCGGCCATAGCATTCTGCTGCACGGTCATGGGCCGGCGCTTTGTCACGACCCAGCGCAACTGGCCGAGTCTGTATCTGTTGAACATCGGCAAGTCCGCCAGCGGCAAGGAACACGCCAAGTGGGCGGTAGAGAAGGCGCTGGACCAATGCGGGCTTAGTCGCCTCATCGGCCCGGCGTCCTACACGAGCGATTCGGGCCTCCTATCTGCGCTACTGCACCAGCCGTCCCACTTTACCGTCATCGACGAATTCGGCAAGGTGCTGGAGTCCGCCAGCGTCAAGCACAACAACCGCGCCCAGTCGACCTTGCGCGCGCTCATGGAAGTCTGGGGCCGGTGCGATGGCGCCATGCGCCCGCAGGGCTATTCCACCTTCGGCATGTCCGCCTCCGAAGCGGCCAAGCTTGCCGAGCGCACGGTGCGCAACCCGGCGTTGACGCTGCTGGCCATGACCACGCCCGAAAGCTTCTTCGACAGCATCGGGTCGGCCGCGGCGCGCGATGGCTTCCTGAACCGGTTTCTGACGGTCGAAAGCGACATCGGCCGCCAGCCGTCGCGCTCACCCGAATTTACCGACCTGCCGCCGTCGATCATCGAATGGGCGACAGAGGTCCGGGCCATGCCGGGCACGCAGTTGGTGAGCCCCGACACCAACGCCAGCCTGGAGCCCATCGCACAGGTCGTGGGGATCACCGCGGCGGCCCAGCGCCTTTTCGATGCCTTCGAAACCGAGTGCCTGGCCGACATGGACGCGTACGAGGATGCCGGCATGGCCGAGATGTTCGGCCGTACGCGCGAAATCGCCATGCGACTGGCCCTGGTGGTGGCCGTCGGCTGCCGGGCGCCAACCGTCACGGACGACCATGCGCGGTGGGCAATCGACTATGCCCGCCACTTCGCCCGCCGCACCGCCGAGCGCTTGCGTACGTGCGTGGCAGATAGCGAGTTCGATGCGCTGAAGAAGCAGGTCTATGCGTTGATCCTGGCCGCGGGCGAGCAGGGGCTTACCGTGCGCGAGCTCGCGCGCAAGAGCCGGCGCTTTAGCCAGGTGGACCGGCGCGGGCAGGAGAACGTGCTGTCGAGCCTGCAGTTCCTGGGCGACATCGCGTTCGTCGAGATGGCGAGCATGGCCGGGCGTAAGCGCCAGGCCTACGTCGCCGTCAACGTCGAGGCCGACAGTATGTCCCCCGGGGATTCACCGTGAAATCGTCGAATTCGTCGAACAGGCTTCGACGACGTAGAACAAGCATTCATGCGGGTTTGACGGGATTTCGTCGAATCGCGACAGCCTCCGTGTGTCTCCCTAGAAGAACTCTAAAAAGGTAATACACAAACATATGTGTGTTTATTAGACGTTATTGGAGAAGAGCCTTTATTTATGCGGGTCTACGTCGTCGAAGACCCTTTGACGAAATGCTGACAGTTCGACGAAATCACCTTACTGAATTCTTAAATCGTCAATTTCGTCGAACGTGGTTCGACGAGGAGAGCGGCAGTGGCAGTGAAGAACAATGGGCTTGATCCCGAGGCCGCCGAGCAGGTGGCGCTGATGCAATGGAGCCTGCGCAACCGCCAGCAGATCCCCGCGCTGGGCCTGCTGTTCCATGTGCCCAATGGTGGGCATCGGCATCCCACGCAAGGCGCGCTGATGAAGCTCCTGGGCGTGAAGCGTGGAGTGCCGGATCTCTGTCTTCCTGTTCCGGCTGCCGGCCACCATGGCCTCTGGATCGAGATGAAGCCGCTGGCTGGCGGGGTGGTGAGCGAGGATCAGAAGCGCTGGCACGCGAGCCTTATCGCCAACGGGTACCGCGTGGAGGTCTGCCGCGGCTTCCTGGCGGCCAAGGAAGCGATTCTGGGCTATCTGGGGGTGGATGACCCCACGGAGGCCTTGGATCCGACGGCAGGCACGTCATGAGCACGCTCATGCGGTGGCAGATGGGCGATCCGGCGAAGGTGTATGAGCGGGTCGAGGCGATGCGGAATCGGCCCACCAGGGCGGATAAGGCCAGGCAGGGGTTGGAAGCGCTTTTCAAGGGGGATAACGTGGGACGCAAACTAGACATCCAAAGCCATATCACTGCGGCGCTGTATCAGTGGGGTGATTGGGCGCGCCGGCCGAACTATTGGGCAAACCTGCGTATCACGCCGTTCTGCAATCTGCTGCCCATCCCGCAGCATCGAACCACGGCGCATGAGGTCAGGCTAGATCCCCAGTCGCAGGCCGTTCATCGGGCGGTGCTGGCGCTGGAGTGCAGCAAGACCCAGGCCGTTCTCTATGCGTACTACGTCGCTGGCTTGGTGTGGTCGGATCGCGAGGCAATGTTCAAGCGGGCGGGCATCAGCAAGGCCACCTTTCACCGTCTGCTGGTGGCTGGCTCGGTAATGGTCTTCAACGCCGCGCGCATCGCAAAACCACAACATCTTGTGGAAGAAAATGCTTGTGAGACTATTTATAGTGATTTAGACTATGTTTCCGATAGGGTGTAGAAACTGCGCCCACGGAAAGCCCGCATGCGAAAGCAGCGGGCTTTTTCTTTTGCAGCATCATCACGCATGGCGAGTGGGAAGCGACGCGGCTGCGCATGAGGGGCCTAAACGCGATCACACCCAATTGGCGCACCACTCGCCATCCGTGATGGTGAATGCGGGATGCTGACCCGCAAGGACTGCCCCTCACCCGGGGATGTGACAGATAGCCGGGATGCCGGAAATCAGCACCGGCCACCATCGACGATGTCTCCTCCGCCGCGGCAGCGGCACCCTAGCGCCCCGCCTGAGCCTCGCTCGGCGGGGCGTTTGTTTTGGCGTACAGACATGGAACAGTTCTATCTCTGCCGGCATGAGGACGGCCGAATGGTGCTGTCCGATCAGATCGAGGGCATAGGCTGCACGCCTATGTCGGCGCAGCCGGAGGAAGGCATGAGCGCATGGCAGGCATGCCGGGAGCGCGTGGACATGTACGGGCTCGAGCATCGCCCTGGCTATGGCTGGTTCCGATGCTACGGACGCTGAAACCCCGCTTGGCCACGGTCAGCCGAGCCGGTCAGCTGGCCCCGACACCAAGCGAGCAGCGCATGGCAGGCCGCCAGTTGCAGGCCCGGCGTCTCCGGCTATGGCAGGCCAATCCCTACTGCGCCTGCTGCGGTCAGCTGGTGTCGCTGGATGGCAGGTCGGCTGTGGGGTTCGAGGTCGACCACGTGGTCCGCCTGGATCAGGGTGGGCCAGACACAGACCAAAACTGCCAGGTGCTGTGTGCCTGGCGGGATGAGCGGGGCAGGAAGCAGGGTTGCCATGCGGCAAAGACGGCCGAGGAGCGGCGGCCGGGCGGACCGGCCAATCGGTGACGACCCAGGGGGGGCGGTCGAAAGTCTGGGCCGATCCGGCCCCGGAAACCGCCAGTTCCCTCACGCAGACAAAATATCCTCTATTCAAACGGAATCAAATGGCAGGCAAACCAGGTCGAAGCGGTGGCGCCCGGCCGGGGGCGGGCCGTCCGAAGAAACCGCCGAATCTGAGCGATTCGCCAGCGCTGCTGACCAAGGATCCCAAGGCGTTCCTGGTGGCGGTGATGAACGACCCGGCGACAGAAATGAAGGTGCGCGCGGACGCGGCCAAGGCGCTCATGCCGTACGTCCACGGCAAGGTGGCCGACCAGGGCAAGAAGGCAGCGAAGGACGAGGCCGCCAAGAAGGCCTCCGGCCGTTTCGCGCCGCCGGCTCCGCCATCGCACCTGCGCGTCGTCGGCAAGTAATCGATGGAGTGGTCTACCGCCTGCCCGGACTGGGCTGAACGGCTTCGCGCGGGCCGGTCGATCATCCCGCCGCCAATCTTCCCGGACCAGGCGGACGCCGCGCTGGCGATCTTCAAGCAGTTGCGCGTGGTCGACCTGCCTGGCAAGCCGACATTCGGCGAATGCAGTGAAGAATGGGTGTTCGACTTCGTGCGCGCGATCTTCGGCGCCTACGATGCCGAGACGGGCAACCAGCTGATACGGGAATTCTTCCTGCTGATTAGCAAGAAGAACACCAAGTCCACCATCGCGGCCGGCATCATGCTGACCGCGGTGCTGCTCTGTTGGCGCGAGGAGGAAGAACATCTGATCTTGGCGCCGACAAAGGAAGTGGCGGACAACAGCTTCAAGCCGGCGGCCGGCATGGTGCGGGCCGATGAGGAACTGAGCGAGATCTTTCACGTCCAGGACCACTACCGGACGATCACGCACCGGGTGACCCGGGCCAGCCTTAAGGTTGTGGCGGCCGATACGGACACCGTCTCTGGCAAGAAGTCAGGCCGGATCCTGGTGGACGAGCACTGGGTGTTTGGCAAGCGGGCGAACGCTGCAGCGATGTTCATGGAGGCCACCGGCGGCCAGGTGTCGCGCAATGAGGGATGGGTGATCTACCTGTCCACGCAGAGCGACGACCCGCCGGCGGGCGTCTTCAAGGAGAAGCTGGACTACTACCGCGACGTCCGGGACGGCAAGATCCACGATCCCAAGTCCCTGGGCGTGCTGTACGAATTCCCGGAAGACATGGTGGCGTCCAAAGCCTACTTGGACCCGGAGAACTTTCACATCACCAATCCGAACCTGGGGCGGTCAGTCAGCCGGGAGTGGCTGGAAGACCAATTGCGCAAGAACCAGGCGAAGCAGGACGGGTCGTTTCAGCAGTTCCTCGCCAAGCACCTGAACGTCGAGATTGGCCTGAACCTGCGCTCCGATCGGTGGGCCGGCGCCGATCACTGGGAAGCGCAGGGCGATCGGGCGCTGACGCTGGATGCGCTGCTGGAACGGTCAGAAGTCGTGACCATCGGGGTCGACGGCGGCGGGCTGGACGATCTGTTGGGGCTGGCGGTGATCGGCCGTGAGCGGGAAACCGGCCGCTGGCTGCATTGGGGCCGGGCGTGGGCGCATCCGTCGGTGCTGCAGCGTCGAATGGAAATCGCGCCGCGGCTTCGTGACTTCGAACGCGACGGCGACCTGGTTCTGGTACGTCAGATCGGCGAGGACGTCGACGAGTTGGGTGCGATCGCCGAGCGTATCGTCGAAACGGGCCTGTTGCCGGAGAAAAATGCGGTCGGCGCCGATCCCAGCGGCGTCAACTTCGAGGAGGCGCTGGCCTTGGCCGGCGTCACGGAATCGATGCTGGTAGGCGTCTCGCAAGGCTGGCGCCTGGGCGGCACGATCAAGACGGTGGAGCGCAAGCTCGCCGAGGGCACTTTTGACCACGGTGGCCGGCCGATGATGGCCTGGTGCGTGAGCAACGCCCGTATCGAGCCGCGTGCGAACTCGATCTTGATCACGAAACAAGCCAGCGGGACGGCCAAGATCGACCCGCTGATGGCGCTTTTGAATGCGGCGTACCTGATGGCGCTGAATCCGGAGGCGGTCGGCAGCTCGGTATACGAGACGCGCGGTATCCGCTTCATCTAAGGGAACCAATGGGATTTTTTGACCTATTCCGGCGAGCAAGCGCGCCGGAGGCCGAGGTGCGCCCGTCGGTTCTGGCACAGCAGACGGCCGGGCAGACCTTCAAGGGACTGGATGATCCGGCGCTGCTGGAGTACGTACGCAGCGGCGACTACGGGCGACGCATGCACGAGCTGCGCAACATGGCGGCGCTCCGGTGTGTCTCCTTGATCTCGACGTCGATTGGCATGCTGCCGTTGAACCTGCTGCACAACGACGATAGCAAGGCACTGGCCAAGGAACACCCCGGCTACCGCCTCCTGAAGCTGAAACCGAACGGCTGGCAGACGCCATTCGAATTCAAGTCGCAAATGCAGCTGCATGCGCTGGCTGAGGGCAACGCCTATGCGCGGGTGATTTGGTCGGCGGGCAGGCCCATAGCGATGATCCCGCTGGAGCGTGGAACGGTTGTGCCGACTCTGTCCTCCACCTGGAAGATGCAGTACCAGTACACCCGGCCGGATGGCGGCACGCTAACGCTGGGGCCGCGCGACATCTTCCACCTCCGGGATTTGTCCATGGATGGCGTGGAAGGCATCTCCCGGATGCGGCTGGCGCGCGACGCCATACGGCTGGCCCAGGACGCAGAGCTGGCCGCGGGCCGCGTGTTTCGCACTGGGAACATGGCTGGTGGCGCCGTCGAAGTCCCCAAGGCGCTTTCCGATCAGGCGTACAGCCGCATGCGCAACTCTCTGGACGAGGAGTACGCCGGCGCGGAGAACGCCCAACGCTGGATGTTGCTGGAAGAGGGAGCCAAGGCGAACAAGTTCACCACCACGGCGGCGGAAGCTCAGCACATCGAGAACCGAAATGCCCAGATCGAGGAGGTCGCCCGGGCGTTTGGCGTGCCGCGGCCGCTCCTGATGATGGACGACACCAGTTGGGGCTCCGGGATAGAGCAGCTCGGCATCTTTTTCGTGCAGTACGGCCTGCAGTATTGGTTCACCGCCTGGGAGCAGGCGGTCATGCGGGTCCTTTTGGACGAGAGCGAACTGGACAACCTGACAGCGAAGTTCAACGAGCGCGCGCTTCTGCGCGGCACCCTGAAAGACCAGGCCGATTTCTTCGCTAAGGCGCTTGGCGCCGGCGGGCAGGCGCCCTGGCATACCCAAAACGAAGTGCGCGAGCTGCAGGACTATCCGCGGTCCAACGACCCGGAGGCCGACAAGCTGCGCAATCCCATGACCCAGAAAGGACCGACCAATGAGCCTGCTGCAACTGCCCGAAATCAGGGCTGATTTCCGGCTTGGCGCGGCCGATTTCGACCTGCGGCCCGACGCGCTGGAGCGCTGGCGACCGCAAGTGCGCGCGGCGGCCGCCGACGATGACGCGACGATCTCCATCTACGACTCCATCGGAGAGGCGTGGGACGGCTCCGGCGTTACGGTCAAGCGTATCAGCGCTGCGCTGCGCGCAATGGGGGACCGCGACGTGACGGTGAACCTCAATTCCCCCGGCGGCAACTTCTTCGAGGGCGTCGCGATCTACAACGCCCTGCGCCAGCATAAGGCGAAGGTGACGGTGAAGGTCATGGGCCTGGCGGCGTCCGCGGCGTCGGTCATCGCCATGGCCGGCGACGAGATCCTGATGGGCGAGGGGTCGTTCCTCATGATCCATAACGCCTGGGCGGTCGCCATCGGCAACCGTCACGACCTGGCGGACGCCGCCGCGCGGCTGGCGCCCTTCGACGATGCCATGGCGAGCGTGTATGCAAGCCGCGCCGGCATCAAGAAGGCCGAGGCCGCGGCGCTGATGGACAAGGAAACCTGGATCGGCGCCGAACAGGCCGTGGAAGATGGCTTCGCGACCGGGCTGCTGGACGCCAGCGAGACGGCGCAGTCCGCCCAGGCCAGCAGCGAATACCGTCGCGCGATGGCAGCGATCGAGGCGTCCATGGCTCGCGCCGGCCATAGTCGCGCCTCGCGGCGCGACGCATTCAAGACCCTGTTTTCCGGCAAGCCGAGCGCTGCCGACCCCGGTATGCCAGGCGCTACCGGATCCGCCACGCCGGGCGCTGGCGAAGACGTTGCAGCCCTGCTGCGAAACACTCTCAACACCCTGCGAGGATAAGACCATGCAAAGCAAGACCCTGATGGCCGCGATAGCGGCCTTTTTCATGCCTGCGACCGGATTCGTTCCGCGCGGCATCATGTCCGTCCGTGCCGAAGGGCCGGGCGACGTCAAAGCGCTCATCGAGGATCTGAACAAGGCCTTCGCCGACTTCAAGGCCGAGCACGGCAAGCAGCTGGAAGAAGTCAAGAAGGGCACCCACGACGCGCTGCAGGCGCTGAAGGTCGAAAACATCAATGCCGATATCGCTCGCCTGCAGGCCGCAGTCGACGAGGCCAACACCAAGATCGCCGCGGCGGAAATGGGCGCCGGCGACGGCCGCCGGGTGAAGGACCGCGAGTACTCCGAGGCCTTCATGGCGCACTTCAAAAAGGGCGATGTGCAGGCCGCCCTGAACAAAGGCGCCAACGACCAGGGCGGCTATCTGGCGCCGGTCGAATGGGACCGTACGATCACCGACAAGCTGGTCGAAGTGTCGCCGATGCGTCAATTGGCCCAGGTTCAGCCCGTCACGGGCGCCGGCTTCAGCAAGCTCTTCAATATGGGCGGCACGGCCTCAGGTTGGGTGGGTGAAACGACCGCGCGGCCCAACACCAACACGGGAACCTTCGCCTCCCTGGGCTTCGGCTGGGGCGAAATCTACGCCAACCCGGCCGCCACCCAGCAGATCCTGGACGATGCCGCGATCGACCTCGAAGCCTGGCTGGCTGGCGAGGTCCAGACGGAGTTCTCCAAGCAGGAAGGTGGCGCCTTCGTCGCCGGCGACGGTACGAACAAGCCGTTTGGCATCCTGACCTATGTGACAGGCGGTGCCAACGAAGCCAAGCACCCGTTCGGAGCGATCACCACGGTCAACTCCGGGGCCGCGGCGGCGATCACGTCCGACAGCATCATCGACATCATCTATGACCTGCCGTCGGCCTTCACCGGCAATGCCCGTTTCGCGATGAACCGCAAGACGCAAGGCGCCGCGCGAAAACTGAAGGACGGCCAGGGTAACTACCTGTGGCAGCCGTCCTTCGTCGCCGGGCAGCCCGCCACGCTGGCGGGATTTCCGGTGACCGAAGTTCCCGACATGCCGGACGTCGCCGCGAACGCCGTGCCGATCCTCTTCGGCGATTTCAAGCGCACGTACCTGATCCTGGACCGTATCGGCGTACGCGTGCTGCGCGACCCGTACACCAACAAGCCCTATGTGTCGTTCTACACCACGAAGCGTGTGGGCGGTGGCGTGCAGAACCCCGAACCGATGCGGGCGATGGTGGTTACCGACGGCGCGTAAGTCGCGGCGCTGATCGCTTTCTGGCAGTGGCAATTCGGGGCGGCCAGGGGTCGCCCCATCTGTTTTGGAGTTGTAATGGCGAAATTCACGAAGGCATTCCGAGGCGTCAAGAAGGGCGAAATCTATCCGACGCAGTTCAAGGTGGGCGACGATTGTCCGCCGGAGCTCGAGTCTGCGGCCAAGTCCCTGGGAGCAGTCGGCAAGGCCGGCAGCAAGCCGGACGACAAGCCGGCCAGCACCGGCGGCGAGAACCAGGCCTGATCGTGGCTCTGTTGACCGCGGAGCAGTGTCGCGCGCAGTGCCGCGTGACCGGCGACTATGACGACGCGGAATTGGCCGACAAGCTTGCGTCCGCCGAGAACGCGGTGTCCGCACACTTGAACCGGAATGTCTATGTCGATCAGGAAGCGCTTGACGCGGCCGTGAATGATCTTGCGGACGCCGCCGGCCAGGCGCAAGAGGCCTATGACCAAGCCGTGGCAGCCGCGGCGGGATTGTCGAGCGATGCGGCGCGGGAGATGGCGCTTCAGGTGGCTGAGAAACGATTGGCAGACTTCCGTCTCAACGCTCAACGCACCCTCAACGGCATAGTGGCCAACGGGAGCATCCTCGCCGCCGTTCGGTTGACGCTGGGCCACCTGTACGCGAACCGAGAATCGGTCGCGACGGGTGTTACGGTCGCCGAACTGCCGCTCGGTGTCGCGGACCTGCTGCGCCCATACCGGCTGGTGATGATGCCATGAGGGCAGGCGAACTCAACCGCCGGATCGCCATCCAGCGGCGAGGCAGCGGCACGGACGAGACGGGCCAGCCATTGGATGAATGGGTGGACGCAGGCACGATATGGGCGAACATCGCCAACGAGACCGGGATGGGTGCCATCCGTTCGAGTCTGGAAGGTGGCGTGCCGACAAACATTGCCCGGTACAGCTTCAAAGTCAGGTTTGCAGAGGCCAGGGCGCTTGCCGTTGACGCCGGCATGCGGGTGTCGCATGACGGCCAGTTCTTCGACATCAAGGGCCTGACCCAGGATCTGAAGGACCGGGAGGCCGCGTACATCCTTTGCGAACAAGGCGGCAATGATGGCTGACGGCACCAAAGCGACGTTCGACACGTCCGGCTGGACCGCGGCCCTGGACAAGCTAGTCGGGCCGGCGCGCGAGAGCTTGGCGCGGTCGATGGCGGTCGCCGGCGGCCAGGTGCTGCGCGACGAGGCGAAGACGCTGGCACCGGTTCAGTCTGGCGGCCTGAGGGACGCAATCTATCTTGCCTATCAGGACGCCGATTCCACTCCGGCCGAAGTGAGATATGCGGTGTCCTGGAACGCCACGAAGGCGCCGCATGGCCACTTGCTGGAGTTCGGGCACTGGCAGACACGCGCCGCATACCAGGGAAGCGACGGGAAGTGGTATTCCGGAGCGCTGTTGCCGAATCCGAAATGGGTTCCGGCGCATCCTTTCCTGCGCCCGGCCTACGAGGCGGCGAAGGACCTCGCGCGGCAAGCCATGATTGAACGCGGTAAGCATCGCCTGCCGGAGCTACTGGCGGGTCAGGGAGGCGACGATGAGCTTTGAAGGCGACCTCCGTACGCTCTTGGCGCCGCTTGTGGCCGGCCGCGTGTACCCGGACGTCTCGCCCGATGTGCCGACCTATCCGCTCATCATCTACCAGCAAGTGGGTGGGTCTGCGGGCTGGTACGTCGAGAAGGCGCTTCCCGATCAAGAAAATTCCCGGGTGCAGGTCTATGTATGGGACAAAACCCGCGGTAATGCCGCATTAATAGCACGCCAAGTGGAGGCCGCTATCTGCGCGAGCCAATTTCCCGCGCAGCCGTACGGCGCATTCGTCGCTCTGTACGAAGAGGATCTCAAGTTGTACGGAACCCGCCAGGACTTTGGTATCTGGCACCCTCGATAACTGCCCAGTTTCAACCGCCCGGCGCCGCCGGGTTTTTTTATGAGGACTTGCCATGAGTTCGATTTTCATCAACGGCACGAAATATTCCGTGTCGACCGGCCTGGCGGCGGCCGTTGCGGTGACCGCCATCACCAACGCGAATCCCGCGGTGGCCAGTGCCGCGACGCCCCCGGCCGACGGTTCTATCCTGATCGTCAATTCTGGCTGGAGCGAGCTGGACGAAACGGTGGCGCGTTCGGCCAACGCCGATGCCGACTCCTTCGAGCTGGAAGGTGTCGACACGACCAGTGCCACGCGATTCCCGGCCGGGCAGGGCGCTGGATCGGTGCGTGCCGTGGATACCTGGGTGCCGCTGGACCAGGTCCGCGATGTGCAGGTTGCGGGCGGCGAGCAACAGTACTTCCAGTACCAGTACGTGGAGGACCGCAGCAGCCGCCAGCGTCAGAAGCCGACGTTCAAGAATGCGATCACGCTGACGTTCCAGCTCGACTATGACCCGGCCAAGGCGTGGTACCAGGCACTGATCGAGGCCGACGCGGCGCGCGACCCGGTGGTGGTGCGAGGAATTCTCCCCAACGGTGCTGTGCTGCTGTACTACGCCTACCCTTCGTTCAACAAGGTTCCGACCGGCACCGTCAACGAGAACCTGCAGAACACGGCGACGTTCTCCTTGCTGGCCGATCCCATCCGCTACGAGGCCGCGGAATGACGTTCCAGGTGAAAGCCAACCCGACGATCGATGCGACGATCACGATCGTCGGCCAAGGACGTGAGCAGAAGCTCACCGTCACCTTCCGGCACAAGACCCGATCGGAGTACACCACCATCATCCAAAAGGTGATCGAAGCGTCAGGCCAAGACGCGGATATCGCCGTCCAGATCCTGGAAAGCTGGGACGCGGACGTGCCGCTGGATGTGGCGGGTCTGAAGCTGCTGGAAGAGCACCAGCCGGGCGCCGTGCGCGCGATTCTGGAGGCGTACGGCGAAGCTCTTTCGGTGGGCCGCCGAAAAAACTGAAGGAGGCGGTGGCGGCGTTCTATTGGACGCCCCCCGCCGAGAACGCGTTGGCGGCCTCAGGACTGCGGGAGGAAGACTTCCCCGCTCCTGTTGCCGCGCTGTGGCCGGAGCTGGCCGAGCCGTTTGCACTCTTCGTCCGGAACCACACCCAGTGGCGCGTTGGGCCGGGTGGGGTGGTGGGTCTGGATTACCTGGTTTTCTTCCGGGAACTGGACCGCCTCCCGCAGCATGACCAGGACGAAACAATGGACGTGATCCGCCTCATCGAGCGGTTTGCGCTGGAACAGATCTACAAGAGCTGACATGGCAGACGATACGCTAGGCACTGCGAAGCTTTCGATTGTGGTCGACACGTCGAACTTCGATGCGGCCATCAATCAGGCCAAGCGTAGTGTCAGTGGCATGTCGCAGGCTGCGCAGGATGCCTACAACAAGCTGTCGGCCGCCCAGAAACGGCAGGTCGATGGCCTGATCCGGCAGGCAAATCTGCTTGGCAAAACGCGCCAGGAACAGATCCTCTACAACGCGGCGCTCAAGGGCGTTCCGACGTCCATCCTGGACGAGCTCAAGACGAAGTTTTCGGCGGCGGGCTCTGCCGCGGCTGCGGCGGGCAAGGAGCTTAATCAGTACGGCATCACGGCTGGCCAGCAAGCGGCGGCGCTACGTGGTGTCCCGGCTCAGCTGACCGATATCATTGTCGGCCTGCAGGGCGGACAGTCGCCGCTGACGGTCGCGCTGCAGCAGGGCGGACAGCTGCGCGATATGTTCGGCGGCTTGGTGCCCGCCGCCAAGGCGTTGGGAAGCGCCTTTCTGGGGCTGGTCAATCCGTTGACCCTTACCGCCGGCGGTGTGGCTGCGCTTGCCCTGGCCTACAGCCAGGGTGCCGGCGAGAGCCAGAAATTCAACCAGGCCCTGATTCTGACGGGGAACGTTAGCGGCCAGACCGCCGGCGAACTGTCCGACCTGGCGCGGAGCATCAGCGAAACAGGCGTGACGCAGGCGAGCGCGGCGCGCGTGCTGACCCAGGTGGTGTCCAGCGGGAAAATCGCCACCGATTCATATCGGGAAGTGGCCCAGGCGGCTCTGGACCTGGAGTCGATCACCGGGACGGCCGCGGACAAGACGCTGGCGGTGTTCGAGCGGCTGGCGGACGAGCCGACCAAGGCATCGGCGGCCTTGAACGAGCAGTATCACTATCTGACGGCTTCGATCTACGAGCAGATCGCGGCGCTGGAGCGGCAGGGGGACAAGGACCAGGCCGCGGCCCTGGCTCAGCGCACCTACGCCGATGCCGTCATCCAGCGCGCCCAGGAAGTGAAGGCGAACATGGGCACGCTCGAGCGGGCCTGGGACAGCCTGGCCGGCGCCGCAAAAGGCGCCTGGGACGCGATGCTCAACATTGGCCGGCCGACTCCGGTGGCGGATCTTCGCGCCCAAGCCAAGGCGATTCAGGACCAGATCGCCCAGCTACAGGGCGGCGACGGCTTCGCGACGAATGCTGGCGGCGCTGCCTTCGGTGGTGGAGGAAATGCGCGGGCGCAGGCGCTAAAGCGCCTTCAGACGCAGTTGGCGCCGATCCTGCAACAGATTGCCGACGATGAGAAAAAGTCGGCGGACGCCCGTGCGGCGGCCGAGGCCCAGGCCGCGAACGACGCCAAGATATCGGCGCAGAGCTGGGTCGACGATCTGCGGAAGAGCTCGCGCAGCCGCGCGCAGATTCGAGACGAGGAAGTTGCGCAGGTCAGGAAGAATGCGGCGATTCTGGGGCTCTCCGTCCAAGAAACCCAACGGCTGATCGACCAGGTCAACGCGAAGTACAAGGATCCCGCAGCCAAGGCATTCACCGACGACGCGGCGACAAAGATGCTGGCGAGCCTGCGCGAGCAGGCTGCGGCGATGCAAGACCAGCTGGAGTCCAGCACCAAGCTGACGGCCCAACAACAGGCCCTGGCCAAGTTTGAGCAGCAGATAGCCGACTTGAAAAACAAGGCGGTCCTCACGGCCGACCAGAAAAGCCTGCTGGCCAACGAAGATGCCATCCGGACCCAGCTCCAGGCCAATGTCGCCTTGGGGGACCAGGTCAAGCTGAAGCAGGAATCGTTGCAGCTGGACGAGCGCGCGCGGCAGCTCTTGCTGTCGATTCAGTCGGCCCAGACCAGCCAGGGAGACCAGTACGCGAGGCAGCTGGCGGGTGCCGGGCGGGGGAGCCAGGAGCAGGAGCGTATCCGCTCCGCCCAAACGCTGGTGCGCCAGTACCAGCGATACCAGGACCAACTGACCAAGGCGACGCCAAAGGATCTCCTTGGTTCCGACCAGTACCGGCAGGCCAGCCAGGAAATCTCCGACCAGTTGGACCTCGCGCTGGCGGACCAGCAGGACTACTACCGGCAGTTGGACCAGCTGCAATCGGATTGGAAGACAGGCGCCTCGTCGGCGCTTGAAGACTACGCCGACAGCATCAGGAACGTTGCCGCATCCACGTCGCAAGCATTCTCGGACGGATTCAAAGGCGCCGAGGACGCGATAGTGAAGTTCGCCCAGACGGGCAAGCTGAGCGTCAGCGACATGGCGAACAGCATCATCGCGGATCTGATTCGGATATCGGTGCGCAGCAGCATCACCGGTCCGCTGGCGCAGTACCTTGGCCAGGCCATCGGCGGGTATTTCGCCGGAGGCTCGAGTGCAGGCATTGGGGCGGCGACGGCAACGGACGTGGGCAACGCCGGCGGCGGCCTTATGTTTCTGGACGACGGCGGCTATACGGGGCCGGGCGGCAAGTACGACCTGGCCGGTTTCGTTCACCGCGGCGAAGTGGTTTGGAGCCAGGAGGATGTCGCGCGCGCCGGCGGCGTCGGTGCCGTCGAGGCAATGCGGCAGGGGTTTCGTGGTTATGCGGATGGCGGTCCAGTCGGTCGTGCGGCCGTGCCGCTGACCTCAATGCAGGGTAGTCGTCAGGGCGCGGCACCGCAGATCGAGGTCAACGTCATCAATCAGTCCGGCCAGCCGGTCCAGGCCTCACAGGGTAATACCCGGATCGACGGGGACCGGATAGTCACCGAGGTCTTCTTGAAGGATGTTCGGACCAACGGCCCCATGACGCAGCAGATCAAGAATTTGGTCGGCAAAAGGTAAAAGGCATGGCGATTCCCGAGTTTCCATCCTACGCGCGCATCATCACAGATGGATTTACCGAAAAGCGAGATTTCGGTGTCATCCGTTCGGAGATGGACGGCTTGGCCAAGCAGCGACCACGTTGGTCAAAACCAATCGTGACGCGGGCCGTGAGCATCCTGGTGCAGAGCCGAGACGACAAAGCGGCGTTCGACGCATTTGTGTCGGACGACCTCGGCGGCGGCTCGGCATGGTTCACCTTCAAAGATCCCGTCGACGGCGTGAGCAAACAGGGCCGATTCGTTGCAGGCTCGCAGCAGTGGTCTCCCCAGGGGGAGAATTGGCTACAGCAGGCGCAAATAGAGAGCATCGGATGAGCCGCGCGATATCGACCAACGGCCGGCGCCAGTTGCTCGCCACCAGCGCCGACGAAAACCTGCTGGTGTGTTTGGAGATCAGCCATGCCGACCTGCCGGTCCCGATCCGCGTGGTGCGTGACACTCAGGACCTAGTCGCTCGCGGGAACACGTATACCGCCTGCCCGTTCGATATCACGTTGCCTGACGACATCGAAGGCCAGATTCCACAGGCGACGATCCAGGTCGATAACGTCGGTCGAGAACTGACGGAATGGCTCGAATTTAGTCGTGGCGGGCAGGGGGCGCGGTGCCGGTTGATCCTCGTCTATCGGTCTGACCCGGACGTGTTCGAGTACGACCTGACGATGGACATGACCGGTTTGAAGATCGACAACCAGAAGGTTTCCGGCAACCTGGGTTTCGTTAATACGCTGTCCCAAGTGGCGGTGGTGAAGACCTTCACGCCGGCGACGGCGCCGGGGTTGTGGTGATGGTCTATTTTGCTTTCTTTCAGTTACATGCTACATATCAGGGCTTTGGGAGGAGGGGTTATGCGAAGCGCAGTGGCTGGTTTGGTTTTGCTGGCGATCACTGGATGCGCTGCTCAAAAGCAGCTGACGCGCGATGAATACTTACAGGCTACGCAGCGGACGTACCAAGGGAAATCTGCCGAAGACGTTTATCATGCGGCCGAGAAGCTGTTCCGGTTGGCAGATGGTGACGATTTCACCTTCGCCTATACGGACAACAGCATGACGGCGAGCCGGCGGTGGTCCATTTACCTGGTACTCACCGCGGCATTCGGTACGGACACTTGGCTCATCCAGACGAAGGAACTTCCAGACGGGGTTAAAGTCAGCGCCCAAGTGTCCACGATGGCCGGTTCCGTATTGCCGATGGCAACGACCGGTGGCGATTTCACAGCAACCGGCTCCCCGACCCTGGCCGGCGGTGTTCCAGGAACTGCAATCTACGACGTTTTTTGGGCGCGAATGAATTATCTTCTTGGTCTATCTCAGCGCTGGATGACATGCGAGGAAGCTGAGGCTAGACGCAAGTCGGGCGTGGTGTGGGGCGTCAACGACGCCTTATGTAACAGCTTCAACATGAAGGACGATGTGCCGGAAGAATTGGCCGGCACGATTCAAAAACAGAAGCCGTCTGGCACAAGTCAAAACGCCAATTACTGATCATCGCCGCCTTTGGGCGGCTTTTTGTTGTTACGGCTCCTAGCTTTCTGGGCTTTTTCAAGGGCGATGTCCAGCAGCTCGTTAACTCGCTCCATCTTGGCTTGAATGAGGTCGAGTTGAGTTGACTCGACATCGTTCACTTCTGCCGCATCGGCGAGCAGTGAGAGCTGGATTCTGTGTATGAATTCCGCGTTCATAGAACGCCCGCTCTTCTTCGCGGCTTCCGCAATCTGATCACGGAGGCCATCGGGAAGTCGCAATACAAACTTATCAGCAGCTTCGGACGGGAAGGGTTGGCGAGGTTTAGTCATAGCCTATTGTAGTGGCGAATCGCCATAGGTATAAATAATGGCAAATTGCCATCAAAACATTGCGTGACTAATGGCAATTCGCTACCATTCAAATATGGCAAATCGCCATCAACCGGAGGAAAGAAGTGAAAGCCCGACCATCCTGTCCGTTAAACCTGCGAGTGCCGCCCGAGCTTAAGGACTGGCTCACGGACCGGTCGCAGAGGAACTTTCGTTCTGTGAACGCAGAAGTAGTGTCGCTCATAAAAGCGGCGCATCAAAAGGAAAACGCCCCGCTGGCTGGCACCGGCGAGGCGTTTGATGCGCAGTAACCCAACGACTAAGTAAGGAAACCACGAGATGGAAAGTACCACAGCCGCCAAGGTGCGGCAAGGGACCGGCGCGCCTATCCGCCACCCGAAAATGAGGCGGGATCTCCGGAAGCTCGTCATCCCCAGCCCGGAGTTCGCCAAGTTCTTCTTTTTGCCGCATGAGAAGGTGTTGCAGGCTTGGGATCGGGTCTTCCTGGAGAAGGACCGGGACTTCTGGCGCCGCAATTACATTCCCGGCGCTGAGTGGTTCCGGTTACGGGGCGGCCTCTTTCACCATCGAGAGGTCAACCTAACCAAGGAAATGGCCGTGGAAGTGTGTCGCCGCCTGAACGGGAAGAGGGTACGGGCGGTCCAGGGCTATTACGATGCGCCGGATCCCGCGTTCGTTGATGACTGGGATAAGGCTCGCGGATGGGACAGTGCCAACGATTGGACTCCTCTGGAGGTGGCGGCATGAGCAAGGTACAAGCGGTATCCGCCGAAAGCCTGCCGGTCGTCCAGTGGCAGGGCGAGAAGGTCATCACGACTGAGTATCTGGCGCGGGTGTATGGAACCGAGGCAAATAACTTGCAGGCGAATTTCACTCGCAACAAGGCTCGCTTCATTGAAGGAAAGCACTTCTTCCGGGCAAGCGGCAAGGACTTGGAGAATTTGCGACTGACAATCGGTAAGTCGCAAATTTCCGCCAAGACCCGATCCCTGATTCTCTGGACGGAACGTGGCGCCGCTCGGCACGCCAAGATGCTGGAAACGGATCGGGCTTGGGAAGTGTTCGAGACGCTGGAGGATTGCTACTTCGCGCAGCGCGAGAAGGCGAAGCAGGAGGCGGACCGTAGCACGGTGTGGGATCGGTATCCGCTGTACGGGTTCACGATTGATACGGTCCTTCGGCATCACTTGCTGTTCTCGAAGGTCTATATGCTGCTGAACCTGTTTGCCGGGTCCCGTCGCTTCAAGGACATGACCAAGCAGCAGGTATCAGAGGTCATCGAGTTCGCAGACCGCTTTGCCATCGGTCAGGATACGCGGTCTGACTGGCAGCGGATACAGGACAATCAGATGCTGCTGTTTGGTGAACCGCGGCAGAAGGACTTGGTACAGATGTTGTTGACGGCAAGGTAAGGAAATCGGGTCGAGCGGGGCACTCTTCGGAGTGCCTTTTTCATTGGAGAGCTGGAATGCATTGGAGCGACAAGTACGTTGGCCAGCCGTATGTCCCGGGAGTGGGTGACTGCGCCGCCTTGGCCGCGAAGGTCGCCCGGGACATTCTCGGCATTGAATGCGGATTGCCTCCGTCGCACGCAACGGGATTGCGTGAGCAGTCCGCTCAGGTAATGGCAAACAAGGATGCCTTGGCTGTCCGTGCTAACGCGCCGATTGATGCTCAGCCCGCTCTCTTCCTAGCCAGAGGTCGACTCGCCCACATCGGCGTCGTGTGCCTCATTTGCGGCGAAGTGTGGATTTTGCATGCCGATCAATCTGCCGGTGCAGTGGTCAGAGAAAGGCTTTCGAGAATGACCGAATTTCGCTACATCCTTGAGGGATTCTATAAATGGCTGTAGCAAAGCTGCCGGCTGTTGTTTCTTGGCCGCATGCCTTCACGGACGAGGGGCGCCAGTATTCCTATGCCGCCTTCCTCCCAGGCGAGACCCTTGGCAGGTATGTTGAGCGCGTGGAAATGGACGTGGCTCATGGGCGCGTGCGTGTTCTGCACAATGGCCGCGACGTGCCTGTCGAGCTGTGGCGGCACCTGATACCGCGACAGGGTGACCAAATTATCATCCGGTCCTGGCCGGAGGGCGGGGGCGGCGGCAGCAAAATTCTGCGAACTGTCGCGCTTGTGGTTGTCGCGATTGTCTCGTACGGCGTAGGCGCATATATCGGTGGGGCATATGGCGCGGTGGCGGCCGGCGCTATATCCATCGGCGGGTCGATGCTCGTCAACGCCCTGATTCCTCTGCCGAAGCCGAACCTGGCAACGACTTCTGATAGCAGCGTAGACAACTCCCCCAGCTATCAGATCCAGGCCGCGCGCAACACGTCGCGTCCATTCGAGCCCATGCTGCTTGTCATGGGCGGGCCGATCAAGGTCGTCCCTGACGTTGGAAGCAATCCGTCCACGCAGTACATCGGCGACGATCAGTACCTATCGCAGATATTCCACTTCGGCCTCCAGCCGGATATGTCGATCACGAATCTGAAGATAGGCGATACGCCGATTGAGAATTTCCAGGGCGTCCAGATTCAGCGCTCGGGCTGGGATGGGATCGTTACGCTGGCCCCGGATAACGTCGATACCATCCAGGGATTCGACCTTAACCAGTACGATGGATGGAATACACGGACGACGCCGCCAAACACCAATCACTTCGAGATCGAGTTCTCGGCCATCCTGTTCAGCTTGGATACGCTCACGGGAGAATTCAATCCGCGTGAGGTCGTTGTACAGGTCGAGTATCGGGCAGTCGGGTCGTCTACCTGGATCCCGTTCGGAAACTTCACCGATCCGGTGTACGCCACGCACTTCTGGGCCTATGGTGTCTACCAGTCGCTCAGTGATGGGGAAAGTGCCACGTCTGGCACGCAGTGGGTGCAGATATCCTATGGATCGCTGAATCCCAACGACCATGTCAACGGAGAGCAACACGTCGAATGTCAGACCTGGGGCGGTGGTGATGCGGGCGATAACTATTCCTGCCAGACGTATGAATGGCGATGGTTGCCGCACCCCATACAACTTGGTCTTCCGTGGCAAGGTATAGCGCCTGATCCACTGCTGGGTTATCAGACCACGGAAGGCATCCGCCTATCCAACGATTCGAACAAGCCGCTGAGGTCAACCTGGACTGGGGACCTTCCGCCGGGGCAATACGAGATCAGGGTTCAGAAGGTAACCCCTGACATCAATACCAACACCGACTCAAACCAGATCGCGGTTACGCAGATCCGGGCCTTCCAGTACACGCCGACGGACTACAGCAACCAGGCCAGGATCGCTGTCAGGATTCGGGCGACTTCGCAGCTGAATGGGCCCATAGACGAACTGTCGGCTACATGCTACCCAGCTTGCAACGTCTGGAATGGCTCTGCCTGGGTGTACGCGGCGAACGCCAATCCGGCCTATTGGTTCCTTTGGTTCGCGCTTGGGAAGCGAGATGCCAACGGCAACAAGCTATATGGCGCCTGCATTCCTGAGTCGCAGATCGACGTTGAAAGCATCAAGGCTTGGGGCGCATGGTGCACGGCCAAGGGCTGGACGTTCCGGTACGTCCTGGCGCAGAAGATGAGCGCCCACGATGTGCTGACGATGATTGCACGAGCGGGACAGGCTTCATACACCTGGCAGTCAGGAAAACTCGGCGTTGTCTGGGACCAGGCCGACCTACCGGTCGTTGCCATGATCGGTCCCTTCAATATCAAGGCGGGTACGTTCGAGGTCAGCTACGTCGACGCGACGGTCGATGAGATTGTCGGCAACTTCGCCAATAAGGATCGGGATTGGCAGGCCGATCAAGTTCGAGTCCGTGTTCCTGGCGCCCCTTTGCTGAATAACCCGCAGACGTTCGATCTGGAAGGGATTGACGACGCGGCGGTGGCCGGGCGAGCGGTGAACCTTCTGGCCGCAAGCCAGAATTTCCACCGACGGCGGGTCACCTGGGAGATGGACATCGAGGGCTACATCGCGACTCGGGGCGATGTGGTGCAGGTTTCTCATGACCTTACAGTCTGGGGCTATTCCGGCAGGCTGACCGGCGGCACGCGGACGCAGATTTTTCTCGACCGCAAGGTGCCGATATCAGAGGCGGCCGGCGCGTACCTCTGTCTGCGGGCTCCGGATGGTCGGATGATCTACACGACGGTCTCATGGTTCGACGGCGATACGGACGTGCTGAATCTGTACGGCGGGATCCCGGACGATTTCCCGATGCCCAGTGATATGCCCGACGTCATTCCCATGGACTGGGCATGGCAGATGGACCCGATCCAGACGCCCGGGCGACGCCTGAAGATCGTTTCTGTGACGCCCACCAATGATGATGGGGTGCGCTTCGAGGCGGTGGACGACAACCCCGACTATTACAAGTCGGAGACCAACCCGTTCGCCTACACGCCGCCGCGGGATGGCGCGCTTCTGCGTGGAATCGTCCTGGCATTGGCGTATGAGGAAACCATCCTTAGCGTCTCATCGGATGCTATTCAGGTCCGGCTCGATTGGGTCGTCAGCTCCGCTGGTCGTGCGAGGGTGGATTACCGGGTGAACGGTGTCGCCGCCCCTTCCGTGACGACGACGGACCGATACTTCATCTTCCAGGCGCATACGGGCGATGTGGTCACGGCCACGATAACGCCAATCGGATCCACTGGATCCGGTGTGGCGAAGTCGGGCACCTGGACGGTGGCTGGCCTCGCCGCGCCGTTGCCCGCGGTGACCGGTCTAACGAATGTCTTTCGCGACGGGCTGACGTGGCTGGCATGGTCTCGCGTCGCCGATATTCGGGTTCCTTCCTATGAGATCCGACTTGGCCCCACGTGGACGAATGCCAGGACGATTGGGGTTACGGATGGTGTAGAGGCGCTGGCAGTTGGCAACGGACTCTACTGGGTGGCGGCGACAGTCACACTGTCCAACGGGACGGTCATTTACGGCGTTCCGGACAGCATACTGATCGCCGGCGCGACGCTCGTACGCAATGTGCTGGTGACGCAGGACGAGGCGCCCGATTGGACCGGTACCCTGTCGGAAGGTGCCTATGTCTATGACGGGAAGCTGACGCTCGCACCACAAGGCGACATCCTCAGCCTGGAAGACGTCTTCGCAGAGCAGGACGTGCTGTGGTACGGCGGACCGGCGGCGAGCGGTGTGTACACGAATGCCGAAGCGGACCAGATTGATATTGGATATGTCGCTCCAGTGCGCGTCGATTTCGACCTGGAGGTGGAGGCGCGAAACGTCACCGCGGACATTCTGATCGTGCCGGACATCTTCGCCGTGGCTGACGTGCTCAACGGGTCCGACCTGCTCAAGATCACGGCCACCCCGCAGATACGGACGGCGGTTGTCGAGGGTGATTGGTCGGACTGGCGCGATTACGTGCCTGGCCTGATAAACGCTCGCTACTTCGACGTTCGTTTGCTGATCGCCACATCCGATCCGCTGATCATCCCATTTGTGAGCAAGTTCCAGTGGACGATTGACGTTCCGGACTTATTGCAGCGCGCGGAGGGCGTGGCGATACCCGTTGGCGGAATCCGCATCACGTACGCAAAGGCATTCCATGCCGTCCCGAACGTGCAGGTATCTATTCTCGATGCAGTCAACGGCGACCGCTTCGTCCTGACCAATTCCGATGAAGAAGGATTCAACATCACCATCATGAACGGCTCCACGTCCGTGGAGCGTGACGTTAACTGGATATCCCAGGGGTTCTAAGCATGCAAGAAAGATCGCAGATTCAAACGACGCCGCCGCTGTCCGGCCCGGACCTGGTGGCACAGGTCAACGATGCGTTGGGTACGATTGCCACAGATTTTGCGGGAGACAATGACCCAGCCGGTATCGCCGATGCCTACATGACCTGGGCGGATACGGCCAACTCGCTTCTGAAGCGACGAAACGCGGCCAACACGGCATGGGTGACGATTGGCCTGCTGTTCGGCAGATCCGCAGCGCTTTTCGACTCGGGAAGCATTCCTACGACCAATGTTGGCGATATCCTGGTTTCGGGTGTCGGGCAGATGATATGGGACGCCGGCACGTCAGCGTACGTACTTCTGTCGGCGACCGAAAGCCGGGCCGGTGTGGCAGAAGTCGCTACGCAGACCGAAACGGATGCTGGCTCCGACGACGCGCGTATGGTGACGCCGAAGAAACTGCGGTGGGGCGTCTCGTACTCCCTGGCTGCCAACGGTTATGTGGCCCTTCCATCCTGGCTCGGTGGGCTGGTCTTTCAATGGGGTTCGACCGGAACCGCGGCGAATGGCGGCTTCAACCGAGTCACTTTCCCGCTTGCTTTCCCGAATGCGATTTATGGCGTTGTCGTCTCGCCCATAACGAGCGGAACGAACACGTCGAATTACTCCGTGGGGGCGGTGTCACTGACGCTGACGACATTCGACATGACCAACAACTCCGCCACATCTGGCGGACTCACTGGCCGGTACTGGGCCTTCGGGCGATAGGTGAACCATGATCTACTACGCACAATCCACCGGCGGGTTCTACGATAGCGCCGTCCACGGGACAGCCATTCCCCCCGACGCGGTACAGATTACGGCGGCCGAGCGTGATCGCGCGCTGGATGCCCAGGCCAGTGGCAAGACGATTTCCGGTGTGGATTCGAACGGCAACATGGTGTTGAGCGATCCGCCCGCGCCCACGCTGGACGAACTGAAGTTGGCAAAGGCCGCCGACATGACGGCCGCCTGCCTGGCGGCCATCGACAGCGGCTTCGACTATGACGGCCACCGGTTCGACTCGGATTTGGTCAGCCGCACCAACATCATCGGCACGGCGACGGGCGTACAGGCGGGTATTGCCTTGCCGCAAGGGTTCACCTGGCGCACATCGGACAACGAGAATGTCCCGATGGACGGCGATGGCGTGATTGCCTTGGGGGCCGCGCTACTCCAGCACGTCAATCAGCAATATGCCACGTCCTGGCAACTCAAAGCCCAGATCGAGGCGGCAACAACGCCGGAAGATATCGCGGCAATAAGTTGGCCGTCCACGCCCTGACAACCCGCTACGGCGGGTTTTTTTACGCCCATCCATAAAGGAAGGATATGCAGGATCCTCACCATGCTAAGCCGCGTTGGATCGACACGACCATAAGCCTTCAAACCGTGCTGATGTGGCTGGCGGCCGCCGGCGTAACCATCGTGGTCGCTTGGTACGCCCTGGTCAGCCGTGTTCAGACGTTGGAGGAACACGATAGGCAGCAGGAATCGCGCATGGGCCGAATCGAGTCGTCCATGCTGGACCAGCGCAGCGACACGCGGGACGCACTTCGCAATATCGGCCAGGACGTCAAAGACCTGAGCGGGAAGATGGACCAGCTTAAGGATCAGCTCATAGCAAATAGTGTGGCCAACCGGCCCGACATGCAAAGGTGGTCGAAATGAAACTCGTAGCGAACTGGAGGCAAGCATGGCGGTGGTTCTCCATTCATTGCATGGCGACGGCGACTGCGATCCAGGGCGCCTATATCTCGCTTCCCGATGACATGCGCCGATCCATTCCGCTTTGGGCAGTAGTGGTCCTCACCATGGCGATTCTGGGCTTGGGTGTTTGGGGGAGGCTGATCGACCAGGACAAGAAGGGGAAGGGCGATGGCCAGGATCAGTCCTGACGATGCCGGCGGTGTGAACGTCTGCGCCTTCCTGGACATGCTGTCGGTCAGCGAGGGTACATCCACCATCGAAGACAGTGATGACGGCTACAACGTCATCGTTGGCGGGGCCTTCTTCGAGGGCTACGACGCGCACCCACGCATTGCTGTGAAAACCCGTTGGGGCTGGAGCGACGCCGCCGGTCGATACCAGATCATGGCCGGCATCCCAGGCAAGATCAAGACCGACACGTGGGACTGGGCCAGCCGTGCCGTAGGCGTCACTGACTTCTCGCCGCTGTCGCAGGATCGGGTAGCGATCTATCTGATCAAGCGCCGAGGCGCGCTGGCCGATATCCAGGCTGGCCGATTTGCTGACGCTGTGCGGAAGTGCCGGCAGGAGTGGGCTAGTTTGCCTGGGGCTGGGTATGGGCAGCGTGAGAACTCCATGGGACAACTGATCGCCGTGTACCAGGTGGCCGGCGGGGAGGTATGTGCATGACTGAAATTCTCGGACTGCTCGGATCCGCGTGGCCGTACGTCGCGTCAGCTGCCGTTGCTTTGCTTGGCCTGCTGTACGGCTTTGTCAAAGGGAAGTCGGCTGACACTAAGGTCGCGCAGGCGAATCAGCGGGTGGCGGAAGCGAATCAAGCTACGGCGGAAGCCAAAACTCAAACCGCCACGGTACGCGATGCCGAGGCCCAAGCGAATGCCGCCGCTGCTGCGGCTGGAGCGAATTCCGTCAAGGAGCGAGCCAATGTTGAGAACGACGTTGCTTCCCTGCCTGTTGGCGCTGCTGCTGTCCAGCTGCGCAACGACTGGGCAGCCAGAGCCGGAGACCCCGATCCAGCCGGAGATCCAGGTAAAGACCCGGATCATTGACACGGCCTGCGATTGGACCAAGCCTATCTATGTCGATCCCGCCGACGTGTTGCAGGACGGAACGGCCAAGCAAATCCTGGCACACAACCTAGCTGGGGCTAAGAACTGCGGCTGGAAACCGAGGAAGTAGTTTCTTCCGGTAGAGCCGGATGCGAGCCTCAGCGCTCCGCTTCCCACTGGATCCACCAACCCTGGTAGAACCGCTGGCCGTCGATTTCCTCGAAGCCGCAGACCATCATCCCACGGTCAGAGCAGAACGTCAGTAGCTTAGGCTCCATCAAGTCCGGGATCCTCGGCGTCTGTACCGCGCCGAAATGTGCCAGGTCGAACATCGTCAACACGGCAACCGTTCGCTTCATGGCGGGATGAAGCATGGATTGCATACGCACGGTTCCCTTCACGCCGCTGGTGAGGTCGCGTTCCTTCAGGGGCTCCCCTTTGCAATGGGTGCGGATGACGGTACAGCAGAGCATGATAGAGCATATATACTGTATGGATAAACAGTATATCGCTCCGCCGTCGAATGTCACCCAAGCCCGAACGCCGCCCGGATCTCGTCGCCGGCCGATCCGTCCTCATCCCTATATCCGTCCCCGATGGACGCGCACCGGCCCACGATGGTCCGCGTGTACTCCAGCAGCTCCGGCGTCATGCGGCCACCGGGCGGAAGGGCGCCGACCGCCTGGGCGATGGTTTCCAGGTCGTCCTCGCACAGGGCGCGGTGATGGTCATGGTGCGGCATGGTCATTCCTCCGGGTTTGCGACGGCGGTCTTCACGACCGGCTCGGCCACCAGCTGGTCGGCGGGGTAGGGCAGCAGGAAGTCCTGGATCTCGCCGGCCCCGGTCAGCCAGTCGCCGTAGGCGCCGTCCGGCAGGATCACGACCATGCGCTTTTCGTCGCCGGGCCGGTGGTAGTCCTTGAACAGCGGGTGCTGGTCGGCGTTGATCGTGAGCATGGTGAAGCTCTCGATCCATTCTCCCGCCGGGGAGCGCCATTTGTCCCACAAGCCGGCGATGCCGAGGGGCGCGCCGTCCGCGCGGGTGAACCTGGTGGCCACGGCCCGGCCGCTGCGCCAGTCCGGCTCGAACACGTTCTCGGCCGGGATCAGGCACCGCTGACCGCGGCGCCATGCGTTGCCGAAAGTGAAGGACTTGCCGGCCGTCTCGGACCGGGCATTGAAGGTGGACAGCTTCTGAGCGTCTTTGGCCTTCTCCGAACGGGTCATGGCCGAGATCAGGCCCCACCGCCCCACGACAGCCTCCCGCTCCGGTACCGCCTCATCGCCCGATTCCCATTCCGGCGGCCGGCGCACGAAGACGCCCGGGTACCTGGGCCACATGTCGGCCTTCGGGATCGGGATTCCTCGCGCGCGGAAATAGCGCTCCAGCTGCTCGGCTTTCTTCAGGGCGGTGTAGTGCGAGCACATGGTGGAACCGGGCGGGGCACTGGCCCGCCGCGGTTCATCATCTTAGCTGCTGTTGCGGCGCTTGAAGCTGTCCACGACCAGTGACAGGCCGAACGTCACGACAACGAGTGGCATGCCCCACTTCAGGCTAGGGGGTACGTATCCCAATTGCTCGCCGATATAGAGTGCCCCCGAGGACATAAGGAGCAGGCCAAAGAAAAACTGGCCTGGATTCACGATTCTCATGATGTTTCCAAGTTCCTTAGGTGTGTCGAACCACCGGCGATCCACCGCCGGCTTAAAGCCCCCGACCGGAGTCGGGGGGGCGTCTTGATCAGACCGTCTTACGGCGAACCTTTATCGGCCACGCCTTGAGCCCGTACTTTTGGGCGTCAAGGACGCGTCCCGACTTGGTGCGCCGAAAACGACGGTAGATGACGTCAAACTCTTCATCTTGGGTAGTCATTTTCGATTCCATAGGTTGCGCGGAATCGGGAACTCGTGCTTGCGGATCGCGTTCTACCGGCGTAGAATCGCGTTCGCACTTGGCGGTGCACGATCTTGTTGAGCGGCCGCGTCTGCTCAACAATTCCCACGAATGGGTTTTGCTCTAACCTCCTAGTCAGACAGGACTCCTTCACGTTTTAGGTTATCGACCCGGTATCCCGCTGCTTTCGAGCTCACCCCACAAGCAGCTTGAATCAGCAGCGGTTTACCCCCCAATCGTCGAACGACTTCGACGGGCATCAATATTTCGGCAGCCAGGTTGTTGGCCTGCCATTCGCTATCCTCCCACCAGTGGTGATCACCCAGAATTGCGTTTCTGTGTAGGGTCACTGCGTGCTGCAGGAAGATGTGGCTGAATTCGTGGACGACGGTGTAACGGGCAAACGGATCGTCATCCAGCAGGGCGTCGTATATATCTTCCCTGATCACGATTAGCTTTTGCTCCGGCACCGCAAACGCGACCGTTTGCTGCAGCGATCCAGAGTCGTCCGGATGGAAGGAATAGCCTGCCCGCTGAAGCACATTTTCGAGCAGGTGTGTCGTGTTCAAGAAGTCCGGCCCGCGCCCTGTGTTGTAGCAGCCCTCCTGGCGAAGCAGAGGGAGAAGCTGCTCAGCGTGCGCGCGGAGGGTGACTCGGTTTTTGCCGGCCACCTTATAGCCATTGGGTTTCTTCGCTCTACGCGAGCCGGCGATTTCTTCAACTACGACCACTTCGGTCTCCTTTACGTAGCCAGTTCATCACCTCGTCTGGCACCCCGGCGCCTTCAGTTAGGCGCCTGGCAAAAGCCGCGACGAGGACCTTGTCATCGCTATCCAATCCCGCCGTTGGGACCGACTGCGTCGTCTTGTCTACCGCTGCTTGAAGCTGATCAAGCTTTTCCGTCGAAATCCGTTCTTTGAAGAATTCGATCGCTTGGCCTGCAATCTTTTCGGTGAGTGGCCGATCACCGAGTTCTATAGAGCTGAGGTATGCGGACGTCACGCCCAAAGCGTCTGCCATATTCTTCAGCGTGAGCCCCGCTTCGAGTCGAAGTGTGCGGACTAAAAGTCCGAACGGGGTCAGTTTCAT